GCCGCCGATGCTGCTTGTGTTGGACAGCCTCGGTCAACTGTCAACCAAGAAGGAGGTCGGCGACATCAATGAGGGAAAGGATGCGCGCGATATGACTCGCGCGCAGTTGATCAGGGGTACGTTTAGAGCCTTATCCCTGAAGCTCGCCAAGGCACGCTGTCCAATGATTATCACCAACCACGTCTCCGATGCTATCGGTGCGTACGTGCCGACTAAGGTCATGGGTGGCGGTGGTGGGTTGAAGTATGCGGCGTCGCAGATCGTCTTCTTAAGTGCTAGAAACGAACGCGAGGGAACTGACGTCATTGGTAAGATCATTCACTGCAAGCTCGAGAAGAGCAGGTTTACTCGCGAGCGAAAGATCGTCGACGTGAAGTTGACGTACGATCATGGGCTCGATAGGTACTATGGTCTAGCCGACCTAGCTGTGAAGTACGGTATCTTTAAGAAGACTGGCAGCCGACTCGAGTTACCTGACGGCACGAAGCTGTTTGAGAAGTCAGTCATGCGCGAACCCGAGAAACATTTCACGGAGCAGGTGCTGAATTTGATCGAAGCTGCGGCGTCGACAGAGTTCAAGTATGGTTTAGTGGGGCATTCACAGGAAGTTGAGTCGGAGCAGGAGAATGGCAATGTCCAGGAAGTCATGGATGCCGACACTACTGAAAACGAATGAGAACGTCGGCGCGCCGCCGAAGTATCGAATGCTGCCGCGAGACAGTGAAATTGGCACAGCCCAGATCATGATCGACGATGAGGCCAGTCCGCTACACGGTCTTGTGTTTCACTTTACGCGCGTGCGAATCATCGAATCGAAGTCCGGCGGTGCTAAGGTTAGTATGGAATACGTCATTGACGACCCAGCCTCCGTAACGGATATAGATGCCGTCAAACTCGTAGTGCCAAAAATTTGGCACAACATCATGCGAGTCACTGGAGTAGTCGCAGAATGAGCGTCTCGTCGATGATACTGCGAAACCTCGTCCATAACGAGGAGTATTTTCGCAGAGTGGCGCCGTATGTTAATTCTAGCTACTTCGAGACTCCGTACGAGCGGCTCGTTCACGAGATGTTTACTGAGTTCGTTATGAAGTATAACTCCAGGCCGTCGATCGAGGCTATGGAGATATGTCTGGCCGACAGACGCGGGGTACCCGAAAAAGACTATGAGAGGACGGCGGAGCTGCTCGTTGATATGCAGACGCCGCCAGAGAAGGTCGACGTACAGTGGGCAATCGATCAAACAGAACAGTTCTGTAAGGATCGATCGATCTACAATGCAGTCATGGAGGCTATCGAGATCATCGATGGTCGTAGCAAGAAGTCGTTGACTACTGGCGCTATACCACAGATTCTTCAGGACGCACTCGCAGTATCGTTCGATCCAAACGTTGGTCATAACTACATTGAAGATAGCGATAAGCGGTTCGAGTTTTATAATACCGTCGAGGAGAGACTTCCATTAGACGTTGCTATGATGAACGAAATCACAGGTGGCGGTCTTCCGAAGAAGACGTTGAATCTCCTGATGGCTGGAATCGGTGTTGGCAAAACTCTATCGATGTGCTCGTGGGCTGCAACCCACATGATGATGGGTAAGAACGTACTGTATGTCACCGCTGAGATGGCGGAGGAGCGCATCGCTGAGCGTATCGATGCAAATCTACTCGATACACCGATCAATGAGTTGAAGTCGTTGACCGCAATTGACTACGCACGCCGCGTGGCGCGCGTGCGCGCAAAGACCATTGGTAAAATGATCATCAAAGAATATCCGACGGCGTCAGTCCACAGTGGCCATCTCAGGTACCTGCTCAACGAACTGAACCTAAAGAAGGGATTCGTTCCCGACATCATATACATTGACTATCTGAACATCTGTGCTAGCTCACGCGTTAAGCCCGGATCGAACATCGGTATGTATCAGTACGTCAAGGCAATCGCAGAGGAACTTCGCGGACTTGCCGTTGAGTACAACGTGCCGATCGTAACGGCGACGCAGTTCAATCGCATTGGATACGATAGTAGCGATCCCGACATGACGGATACTGCAGAATCCTTTGGTCTTCCGGCGACGGCTGATTTTATTATAGCACTCGTGACGTCTGAGGAACTGGAGAAGCTAAACCAGATCATGGTGAAACAGCTAAAGAATCGCTACAGAGACGTTGCTGTCAGTAGAAAGTTTGTCGTTGGTATAGATAAGTCCAGAATGCGTTTGTACGATCTCGATGACGCTGCGCAGGCTGGTATCCAGCAGGATGACGTACCGGTGTACGATAAAACTACTGTCGGCAATCGACAGAAAAGAGACTTTAGCGGAATGCAAGTGTGATTGTGGTTTACACGCGGTTGCGTATGGTATAGTATTATGGTACAAGGATGGGTGGAGGGCGATGAGCGTAGTCGATAATAAAATTCGAGACATGTACGTCGTTGCCAATCTCGATGGTCGACCACTCGTGTCTAGGGCCGGGAATAGGACAGCCAATGAGACGTTGTATTTCAGGGCAAGCGCGGGAGTTCATTCGATGATTCGTAACATTGCCAGGCCGTCGACATGGGCGACGCTTGCCATGTCGTTCGCCTTGGCCGCATCGGCGCCGGCGCCCGTCCTCGCCGACAGCCTCAGCTTCGGCTTCAGCACCGGGCATGGCCATGGACACCATCATCATCGTTACCACCACCACCATCATCATAGCTATTATTCTTACTGGTATTGGGGCCCGCGCGTCGTCTACGCGCCGCCGGTCGTGATCGCACCCTACCCGGCCCCGGTCTACACGGTCCCGGTCTATCCCGCGCCGCTCTTTGCGGCACCCGCCTCTCCCATCTACCAGACACAGGACGGTCGGGTGTGCCGGGAGTACCAGGCGACGATCAACGTCGACGGCGTCGCTCGGCCGAGCTACGGCACGGCCTGCCAGCAGCCGGACGGGACATGGCGCATCGTCAATTGACGAGAAGGCTGCGGCGCCGTCCTCTTTAGGACTGCTTGTCGCAAAATGCGCTGGTCCAAATAAGATCCTGTAGGGGAACTGCCGATAACGACTTTATATCACTTCATCGTACTGTATACACAAATTTTCGAGGGGAGGAGTCTTCATGCGAGTGATTGACCAGTTCATCGGCGAATATTCATTCTGCAGTAACTTTTCGCCTATTCCGGTGACACTGAATGACATTCAGTATAAAACTGCAGAACACGCCTATCAAGCACGCAAGGCGTATTTGCCAACTGACTTCGAAAAAATATGCAACGCGGCGACACCTGATGAAGCAAAGCGCATTGCCAAAAACATACAGTATGTTGATGATTGGGACGATGCCCGCGTCGACGTGATGCGTAATGTGGTTGAGGCAAAATTCAAGCAAGATGCTTTAGCACAGCGAATGTTGCTGCAGACCAACAACGCTGTTCTCGTCGAGCGCAATGATTGGAACGATACATTCTGGGGTGTCACGCGGATCTGCGGTGGTTACAACATACTCGGTAAGATTCTCATGGACGTTCGTGATAGTCTCAGACAACCTAGGTTGGATGGGACTACGGAATGGCGACAGAGCGTTATACATTCGTCGGCAACTCTAGCGAGTATGCTTTCTGATGGGGTGTATGAATTTACGTTCGTCCCAATGAGTGCGCGATGTCACAGCAATTTCCCATTCGACCCCTCGAGATTCTATCGAAGAATGCAATGCACGCGCGATTGGGAGATCATTAGCAAGTATGTACAATCGGCTAAGTCTACGGGCACCACCGACGACGCCAACGAGTTGAAATCGAAGGCAGCCGTGGTTGTGTACGATGTCGAGAAGTATGCATGGAGAAGTGTGCGACCCGAAACGCTTGTATCTGGACCACAGAGACGGTGAACGCATGAAGCTCAATATCACTACAATGGGTTCGAACACCCAGCCGAATGATACTGGAACGTTCTCACACCTCGGTGCTATGGGTGGCACTGAGATGATGTGGAACAGACTTCAGCAGTCTGTTCCGCCAGAACTCATGCAAAAATTCAACATCATTTGCTCGAGGGTTCGAGCTGTCGATCCTGCGCGAAAGAACATTCTATGGCTTCACGATACGTGGGATGATCCTGAGTCGGCGCACCTCAAGGATGAGAGTTCCCTAAAGAGGTTTGCGAAGCTAGTCTTCGTGAGCCATCATCAGCAGGTTACGTACAACATTGGTCTCGGTGTACCGTATAGCGCTGGCGTCGTTATTCCGAACGGCATCGAGCTTCTTCCAATAGAGGAGAAGCGCTCGGGTGAGGTAATCAGGCTAGTGTATCATACTACACCGCATCGCGGTCTTGAACTGCTGGTGCCGGTATTTGAACGGTTGGTCGAGGTGTATCCATCGATGCACTTGGACGTCTTTTCATCGTTCAAGGCGTATGGGTGGGCATCACGCGACAGTGACTATGAACAGCTGTTCGATAGGTGCCGAAAGCATCCAAACATCAACTATCATGGTTACCAACCGAATGACGTAGTCAGAGCGGCGCTTCAGCGGGCTCATGTGTTCGCATATCCGAATATCTGGCCGGAGACGTCGTGCATTGCGGCCATCGAGGCGATAACGTCGGGCGTAGCTGTAGTATGTCCAACGTTTGGTGCACTACCTGAAACTACCGGTGGTCTCGCGTATACGTATCCATTCGACGAAAACTATAATCAGCATGCCAACGTATTCGCGCACGTGCTTCTGGACGTCGTGCGAAACTATTGGAGCGACACTAACGTAGCTAGGCGAAGGTTTACCATGGCATGGGCTCGCGGACTGTATGACTGGAACAGTCGTGCGCAACAGTGGGTCAACTTATTAAGGAGCATAGAACAGCGATCGACGTAGGAATGATTCGGCATTTGCATCCTCTGTAGAGGATGCAAATGCACTCACGAAAGAGACCTACGAACTGTACTTAACGTCACATGCGCCTTCTTTGATAGCACCGCAATGTCGTCTCGTAGCAATCATGAATCGCGTGAACGACGCTGCGGCCATTGTTCAACTGTTAATGGGAGCATCCAGGAATGATCAGTCGGAAAAATCTCAGATTTTTCCCGGAAAAATTGATTTTTCCCGGAAATTTCCCGGAAAAATCTGTGGTAGATGCTATTGACACGAGCCCAAAACTGTGATAGAATAGTTATTATAATAGGAGGAGATCACATGGGCAGAAGTCTTCTCAACATCAGTCGACGAAAGAAAGTGCGGTCGACACGAATCCCGATCGGGCTCGACATTAGGCACATGGGCCAGGAGCCAGAGATCTCTGGTACACTAGTCGCAGGGCCGGTTCTAACGAATGCATTGAACTGGTATAACTACTTCGGCAATCCGAAACAGAACCGGCGGCACATCATGGAGTACCTCGAGGCTGCTGAGCGGTATGTCGATGTTGGCCGTTTGGGCAACGTTCCGGACAAGGTGCTTGGTGGCGTCAGCGGAGCGATGTGTAGGATGCTATCGCGCGGTGCTCAATTTGAGCCAGATGTCATGTCGCGCTTTGAGTCACGCCTCGAGAATCTGCTGTCATACAACGAATCCGATGCCGACGCCGTATCGGTGACCGATGACGGTACTGTAGTCGTAATACCACGACGCAGGGGACAGCCGAAGACTGAAGAGGTGGTTGGATCGTACTTCGCCGAGTTCGAGGAGAAAATTGACGAGTTCAGCCGTAATCGCTATGTACAACCGGCTGAGGGTGCATTTTCCGCGCATGAATTTCTCAAAGAGCGCGAGGCTAAGCCTGTTGTGGCAGCAGAGCTAGCTCGTCGTTATCAGCGGTACGTCGACGAACTACAGTCATACATTGATCGTAGCGACGCCCAGGTCATCGAGGCATACAAAAACATTGGCAAAAAGAAGGTGCGCGCGCTGCTCAACTTCGTCACGACGATCGTTGGTGACTGTAGGACGTGGGCCGACTCCAGAAAGAAGGAACGAGTAACTAAGATTCGTGCGCGCCGGCCGAAGAGTGCGGATCAACTAGTTCGCAGAGTGAAGTACCTTCGGGAGGATGCAGATCTAAAGATTCGCAGCGTCGATGCTTCCCAAGTGATTGGGGCGCGAGTGCTCTACGCGTTCAACGTGAAGTATCGCACCCTCTCGCGATACATCGCCGAGGCTGGAGATGGACTGTCATTCAGGGGTACTACGCTGAAGAACTGGGCGGTCGATGAGTCCTCGCAGAAGCGACTTCGGAAACCTGGGGACGTTGTACCGAATATCTGCACAGGCGGCCCCAAGGCTGTAGACAAGGTGTACGACGGCGTGGCCACGAAAGCTACGCGCTGCAACGGAAGGATAAACGGACACGTTCTTCTTCTACGAGTGCTGCGATGAACGATGCTACCGGTAATGGTAATACCGTTATATCTTCTATCCAGCTGACCGGCGCGAAGATCCTAGATTTCCCTAGGTCGCGCATAGTCAGATTCAACCCACCGATGAGCGTCGAGGTAATATCGTCCGTTCGACGTAAGTACGTCGATACGATAGTGCACTCGGTATTGGAATCTATAGTTCGTACCTTTCTGAATGCTGGTATTAACATACGAACTCCAGCCGCAGCCGAAATCCTTGCGATGGGATTGGAGATGGTACGCGCGGCCGCATATAAGGCAGACGGCCACATGCACGTATTGCAGGGTATGCGAGAGTTCATCATGACCGAATTGAATCGCCGTCTAGTTGTGATCAATAACCAGGGACAGGAAAAGAAGGAGGACGAGGGAAAGTCATGAGTAGCAAGAAGTTGCAGAAAAACAATACGGGGCCCACGAGAACGATGGCGAGCATCGTTGACGAGATCGAGAATCTCGTCGGCACGAGTCCTGAACACCAGGCCGATGCGCTGCGGCACAATGACAGTGCGGCTCTGCGCGACTTCCTGACGTATGCGTTCAACAAGAACTGTACCTGGCTGATTCCTTTATCTGATCCACCATATAAACCACTTCCGAAGAGTGCTGAGCAGGAAGGCAAGTTCACTAAGGATATGAAGATGCTCAGGTACTTCACGAACACTGCTGACGGTATGTCTCTGACGCAGCGCAAGCGCGAGGAGATGTTCATTCAGATGCTTGAGTCCATCGATCCAGACGATGCGATGTTGCTACTTCGAATGCGTCGTCGAGATATTCGCATTCCCATGGCTGCGATTCGCATTGCCTTTCCAGATGCTGGCATCGTCTAGTGAAACAGCCGTTCTATAAACCGCGGATCCGCGCCGATGGACTAGCCGTGGTGATTGGCAACGGTCCAAGTCGCGCGAACGTCGACCTAATGCAATTCGTTCGGAATGAATATCCGACCTATGGGTGCAATGCTCTCTACAGGGAGTACTCACCTAGATACGACGTGCCGCATATTCTTGTGGCAATAGACGACGGTATGATCGCTGAGATCGAATCGAGTGGATTTCCACAAGACAGACTATGGGTTCCGCCTGTCGACGAGCGGTGGGAACCTGCGATAGTGAACCCATCGCGGCCGCGCGCGAACGCCGGTGTCATCGCGATTAAACGTGCGCTTGAGGATGGCCACAGGTCGATACTGTGCTTGGGATTTGATTTTCTCGTGCGAGACGATCGCGCCGTTCTCAACGTATATGACGGAACCATGAATTATGGTCCCACCACTCGAGCCACGATCAACGATTCGAGACGAAGAATCAGATTTCTCGAGTGGGTAGCACTGTCGTATAAGTCTGATGGGGCACGAATCTTCACCGCGTTTCCGAACTCATACGCCGCGTACGGAAGTACTAAATCTGAGTTCCATGCCGTTGGCGTTGACAACGTTATGCGTATATGGTATAATGATCTCGAATTAGAAGGAGTTGAGCTTTGATCGATAGATGCATAAATGAGCATCAGTTCGCAATACTCCGCAGGGTCGAACTAGTCATGGAATGCCCTCGGCATGAACAAATACAACAGGCATTCATCAGCTACGAACAGTTGATGCGACGTGTGGTTGTAGCGTTGAAAGCGCGGCGCTTTTTTGACGCCGACCTCGGCCTCGAGGCGACTCTCATTCCTGATCGACACTATCATATCTCGCGGAAGGATGTTCTGCGAAACGGATCTGACGGGGAGCTGGTCGTAATTCCAGGAGTGTCTCTGGAGTTTGTTCTGACAACTAACGACGGTGTGTTAGATCAAGCCTTGCTTCAGAATACTGCGCAAAATTTGACCACTGAGTGCGGCGTTCAGAACTTCATGATTGAACTCTACGATACGTCGCACATCGGCGTTAATGCATGAAGAATGAAATTCGTCTGCACGTTCGCGGTCAGCTTGGCGTCCAGATTCTCCAGTCGTTCGTCGCGCTTGGGTCGATCTACGATGACGAGAAGCCAGTCATCTACGTCAACACACACGGCGTCGGCGACAATTTCGGGCCTAGGTTGAACGAAGTCTTCGATCTAGGACTCGACGTTCGAACGCAGGACGAGATGCGAAAGACTCCATACTGGGTCGAAGGTGCTGCTGGGCGTGCTTTTAGATATAGAGAGCGCACTCTAACCAAATGGCTCAAGCCCATTGAAAAACTTAGAGGTTCCCCACAGACTAAGCTTCTTCAGAAGATCGTTCACGTTCGCGGCAGCGATAAGTCCATCGCAAGCGTAGAATCGTATGCTCGTCTGTGGTCGATGTGGAAGGACGCAAATCCAACCGACGATATACCGCCGCTCGTCGTTGGTACGCCAGACGCCTTCGTGGAATCGGTTGCTACAGCCATCAAGGCGCCGGCACGACGCAGTGCAGAGCCATTCATGGACTGGTACGACATCTTGAATGCTGATGTCGTCGTGTGCATGCCAAACGCATTCGTCATCAGCACACTCATGGTTAATCCGAACAAGCGTGTTGCGTTTGGTGGTAAGTCGTTTAATGATGGATCGTATCCGATCGTCGGCGATATGACTTTCATCGAGGAAGCACGACAGTTCTGCGGTAATGTGATGGTGCTGTAAGTTGACTAATCAACGGTTCATTGGGGCCGATCGGATCATGGACGCGGTGCAGCGCAATGATAGTACAGCGCTGTATAGGTCGCTCGTCGAGTTGTTTATGAAGATCGATCCAGGATGCAACGCGCTCCAGCTATGTGGAAATGAGAAACACTTTGGCCGATTGAAGGCTAGTGTTCCGAATGTACACCTCGAGCGTGCTGTGGCCGCGCACACCGTTTATGCTGCACGTAGATTCAACAGACCGCGGTGCGAACTTTCGGACGAGTACGAGTCACTCGGCATCGTCGAGATATCAGACTTTTTTGATGAAGACATTGTTGAGAAAATACGATCAATGTTTGGTCCATCGCGCGCTCACGGATCATTGGCAAAAACTCCCGAAACTATGTTAATCGGCGATGGGCACTTGAATGATATGCGAATCATAAGAGACTATGTACTCAAGACGATAGTGACTACACTAGCGAAGTGTCTTCGTACGGATGAAGGTATCATACGACGTGAACTCGAGAACACGACGTATTTTCAACATGTCGTTAATGAATCGCAGGATCGTGACGTTCAGAAAATACTACATCAAGACACCTTCTTTCCAGCAATGAAGTTCTGGTATTTTCCATGGTCTGTTGATGTGTGCGACGGTCCTCTAGTGTACGTTCCCGGATCGAATGTTCTCGATGTGGCTCGAGAAGAGTGGATGCTTAAGCAGATTTCTGAAATCATGAGTGGCAGTGCAATTCCACACGAGCGCACCTACGGACACGCTGAGGGTAGTTTACGGGTGTTCGGGTCGGAGCTCAAAACATTGAACCCCGAGTTTAATGCGAAAAAGATTGCTGTGCGAGAAAATACTCTCGTAGTAGCAAACGTATTCGGCTTTCACGCTCGGGCTGAAGTGACTGGCGCACAGCGCGTCAGGTTGGCCATTCATGGTTCATACAGACCGATTAAGCCGTTCGAGATGTAGTTATGTAGCAATATTATACTGCGTTCTCAACCTACTTTGCCACACCAATAAATAGTATGGGTGTGGTCGGAGTAGTCGCATGCGTATCACAGTTAGAGGAAAGTCGCGTTTTACTCGAAAGTTCTACACCGACCTGGTCGAGTGGTTCGCCGTTAAAATATGCGGTCCTCGTCTGGCCAATGCGTTGGATTTCTTAATAGTTCTTCAGGGTAGGCGATCTTACTATGCAGAGTGCGAGTGCGACGACGAAGAGTCTAGACCAGACAGACCGAGAAAGTTTAAGATCATTATCGATGCTACTACATCTGAGCGATGCCAGATATGTGCGATCGCGCACGAGCTAGTTCATGTTAAACAGTACGCACGCGGCATACTCGATCCGTATATATCGGGCGACGACAGGATAAGATGGAAAAACCGCGTGTATGTTCAACATAGCAAGACGTATAGACGTCTGCCCTGGGAAGTGGAGGCACGAAGCTATGAGAAACCAATGTACATCGCGTGGAGGAAGTTTGTAAATGAGCAGCCGACTACTTAAGGCGCTAGGCATAGCTCAGGCACGCGTTATCTGTCAAATAGCCAATTTAATAAACGCACCTGGAAAAGATGTGGAGACCGAGCACGAGCGGCGGCGCCGGGTCGCTGCCGCCTACGACAGGGCGCTCGGTCAGCGCCTGCGCATGCTGCGCGAGTATGGCTGGCGCTGGCGCGAGCGCTACATCAGCGACGTGCCGGGCA